GTGAGGCATAATCCAATGAGATTTGGACAAACACTCAAAGAGTCGAAGGTAATCAGTTGTCGGTAAGCACTCCGGCAACCACCTTCTTAGACACTTTAAAGTGTAGGAGAGTGGGAAGTTATTAGTTGCATCTGATAAATCAACTGCATGCAGTTGCTTACCTTTTGCTAACTGATCTCTACACCACTCTATCCCACTTAACTGGTTATGCGTGCAATCTTCTGGTATACTCCTAAGAGATCGCATCAGAATCACCTTGAGAGGCTCGAGTGCAAGCTGGTGAAACCTAGCAGGATTCGCCACAGCTCGCAGCTTCCAACCTGGCTCTTGGATCATTCCGATACGCCCTACTCCATCAGTAGTAACTCTACTCGGTGTGATGAAGGCTTCTTGGAACCTAGACCAAACCGCGGGACTTAATGCCCGCTCATATAACTTAGGATATGTGTAAACTATTCCTAAGTTCATGGGTGTTGTTATTCCGTCAAGGAGATTTCCTGATGTCTCAGGTCCACCACCCAAGGGCGTTATTCTAGGCAATCGCTTAGAAGATGACCAAGGGTATGTGGTTAGATCTCTACACACAGGGTAATTCCATCTCTTACACGGAGATGGGAAATGTGGCATAGACCATGCCCACGTGGAAGGGTTACCAGTAGGAGGATTGCTTACTGATTCGTAAAACTTCAGAAACTGTCTGCTTGTGACAGTTGAGCTACTCCAGGAGGAGTAGATCATCAATGCACTAAGGCACTTCTGAACTTTTCGAGGATTCAGCAAAACCTCGGATCGAAACAACGGTCTGAATGGACCTTTGGGAGTTCCATCTGTATGGAACTTAATTCCCTCTGGTCTAAAATGTTTATCGTCTGCTAGTCGATGAACAAAGACTGTCTTCAGGCATTTCAGCCTTTGGACTGTCCATTCAGTACCTGAACACTTAATCCACTTCTCAACTTGGTTGAGGAGTGGTGTGATCAGGTTAGTTGAAAATCCTAAAGCTTTTAGGCGTCCGCGGATAGAGCGTTGACTTGAAGTCATAGCTTACCTCCATACGGTTTGTAGAGGGATTTGGCAACTCCATCCTAGCCGCCAGGCTAGGATTAGGTAGTTGTTCTGGTGATG